TTCCAGTTCAAAGAAGAAGAAGAATATATTCCCGCCACCCTCACTGAGAAGTTTAAACGCTGGTTCGGTAATAGCGAGATAGTAAACAGAGATGGCTCTCCAAAGCAGATGTATCATGCCACTGCCAGAGACATCACTATCTTTACACCAAAACAAGCTAATGCTATCTTCCTGACAGATAGTCCTGACTTTGCACAGACCTTCGCTGAAACATCAGAAGATTACATGATTGCTGAGGCTAAAGCGAACATGTCTGAAGCCGAGCTGGACAGACTTAGAGCGCAAGCGGAAAAGATTAGCAAGAAGGAAGGCACATCTTATGCCGATGTGTTGTATGAGCTTATTAGAGATACGTTACCTTCCGGTCAAAACATCCTGCCTGTGTATGTCAGCGCAAAGAATGTCTTTGACTTTGAAAATCCCGCTCATCTATATACATTAGAAGAAGCTGGCACCATCCCCATCCACACAGGTGGGAGCACGATAAAATATCAAACTATCCGCGCAACAGAAATGGACAGGGTAAAGATTGGTTCTTGGAACGCTATTGAATCTCAGGAAGTACAAGCTGCCATCAAGAAGGCTGGCTTTGATGGCTTCTATGTCCTAGAGGGCGGTAAAAAGAACCTAGGTGTTTACACATCCAATCAAATCAAATCATCCATAGGAAACAATGGTGAGTTTGATATAAACAATCCTGACATTAGGTATCAGTTCAAAGAAGATGAAGAGTTCGTTGAGCCAAGTGGCAAGATTGATAATGTCACCTATCTGTTACAGGACAAGTTCATTGACCTAAAGCGTGTCATACAGAGCCTTAACAAGCGCGGTAAGGTCATAGCTGACAAGTGGAACGCTTACCTACAAGAAGAGCTATATCATGGCAGAGTCTCCACTCGCATTGACTTCTTCATGAAGAGACAGCTCAACCCAGTCCTAAAGCAAATGGATGCAGCTGGCATCACTGTAGTGGATATGGATAACTATCTACTAGCCCGCCATGCTTCAGAAGCTAATGCTCACATTGCCAATGTAAACGCTGACCCATCTGCTAATGCAGGTATGACCAACGACGAAGCACTTGAGTACATGGATGCTATACCAGCCAATAAGAGGCAGGTATATGAGCGTATTGCCAATCAAATTGATAGCATGACTAAAGAGACTAGAGAGATGATGGTCTCATATGGTCTTGAAAAACAAGGTGTTATTGATAGCTGGGAACATGCATATAAGCATTATGTCCCCTTAATGCGTGAGCAAGATGAATCAGATACTGGCTCTCTGTCGTTTGGAACAGGTAAAGGATACTCAGTCAAGGGTAAGACCGTTAAGGCTCGTATTGGTTCATCGAAGTCCGTAGTGGATGTATTGGCTAACATTGCCCTACAACGTGAGAGGATTATCTCTCGTGGCGAGAAGAACAGGGTAGGTCAATCCTTGCTTGGTCTAGTATTAACCAACCCTAATTCAGATTTCTGGGTAGCTGTCAATCCACACATAGGCAATAAGAACCTCACTAAAGAGTTGACAGAGTTGGGCTTAGACCCATCTGTTAGCCAGAACCTAGGTGAGGCTCCCATAGAGAGGGTGCCTAATGCCAAGACTGGTGAAGCTCAGACTCAAATCAATCCCCTGTGGAGAAAGCAGCCTAATGTCTTTATTACCCGTGTAAACGGTGAGGACAGGGTAATCATCTTTAACATGAAAGATGCTCGTGCTAAACGCATGGCTGTGTCATTCAGCAACCTTACTACACAGAATAAGGCTGAAGTTATTAAGATGGAAGGTGAGGCAGGGGCATATTGGGAAGGTATAACCAAGAATGTAGGCAAGGGAACTCGTTACTTTGCCTCTGTCAATACTCAGTACAACCCAGCCTTTGGCTTATATAACCTGTTAAGAGATATAGGTGGTGCTACCCTTAACCTACAGAGCACTGCCCTGAAAGGTAAGGAGTTTAAGGTTATAACCAATGCCTTTGTAGCATTAAGGGCTGTCTATAAAGACTTAAGACTACAACGTGAGGGTAAGCCAGCAGACTCTGCATGGGCTAAGAAATTTGAGGAATTTGAACTAGCTGGTGGTAAGACAGGCTTTAGTGACCTGTTTAACAACTCAGAAGAAAAAGCTCTTAAGCTCCAAAAAGAGATAAACTCTTTTGGCAAGAAGGGTGTTAAAGAGACCAGAGATGCAGTATTAGGATGGTTGTCTGACTTCAACTCAGCTATTGAGAACTGTATCAGGGTATCTGCTTACGATGAGGGCATAAAGAGTGGCTTATCTCAAGACCAATCAGCTAGTATTGCTAAGAACCTAACTGTTAACTTTAATAGAACTGGTGCAAGAACTAAACTGTTTACACCGTTATATGCGTTCTTTAATGCCAGTGTGCAGGGTACTGCTCGTATCGCTGAGACCATGTACAAGGATGGCAAGCTAACCCCAGCTGGTAAGAAGATAGTTGCTGGTAGCGTTATCTTAGGAGTTGTCCAAGCTGTAGCTATTGCTGCTGCTGGGTTTGATGAGAATGACCCACCTGAATGGGTTAAGGATAAGAATATCATTATCCCTTATGGCAATAAGAAATACATTGCTATCCCTATGCCATTGGGCTTTAACATATTCCCATCGTTTGCTAGGCGCGTTACAGAGTTTGCTATGTCTGATGAGAAGAACATAGGTAAGGCAGCAACCAGTACATTTACTATGATTCTTGATGGGTTCAACCCATTAGGTAGTGGTACATTAATGCAGACCGCTTTACCGACCCTATTAGACCCGATTGCAGCTATAGCTGAGAATAGAGACTTCTCTGGCAGACCTATTGCAAGAGACGATATGAACAGCTTAGAGCCAACTCCCGGCTATTCTAGAGCCAAGGAAAACGCATCCTCTATTAGCACAGGTATAGCATATGCCATTAATATCCTAACAGGAGGCACTGCGTTCCAAAAGGGATTCATTAGCCCAACTCCAGATACCCTTGATTACCTAGCTGGTCAAGCGACTGGTGGTGTAGGTAGGGAAATTATGAAGATTGGTAAAGCTGGTACTGCTTTGGCTACAGGAGAAGAGCTATCCACTAGCAACGTTCCTGTAGTTGGTAGGATGATTGGTAACTCTAACCAAAAGTCAGCTGAAACTGCTAGGTTCTATGAGAACATCAAGCGTTTAAACGAGCATAAGGCTGAAATCGAAGGTCGTGCTAAGAGTGACCAAGAGATAGATGCTTACATGGAGAAGCATCCTGAGTCTGCCTTATATCAAGAAGCGGGTAAGTTCTATAAACAAATCTCTGACCTACATAAAGCCAAGAAAGAACTAAAGCTTATGGGAGCAGACAAGGAAGACATCAAAGCGTTGGATGATGCAGCACTAGAATACATGGTGGTTGTGAATGAAATCGTTCGAGACTTCAAGCACAACAACTAGTGTCAGAAGCGAATGTTAAGGTAATCGAATAGCATCCAGATTGGGTAGTCCATCATAGCTATGACAATTATCACAGCTATGGATATAAAAAATATATTACCTGTCATATTCTACACCGCGCCATTGCATAGACTGTGATGGTGCTACCGTGTACATCCGTGTACCAAGCACACTCACACTAACAAAATACCAAGTATCATCAGCCACATGATAGATGTCCTCTACTGGGTCTGTATTAAAGAATATAGCCTCCCAGAAGTTCCTCCTTTGGTACATGCCTGACATCACTGGTTTGCTTGATGCCTTCTGCCACTTGCTCACTGTATAGTTCATGCTGCCTCCTTTTGGTTAAGATATTTATGCTTTAAGTACTTGATACTTAGGGGCATTTCATCAAACTCCCCATCCACTACATCGTTTAGCATATAGCAGCCTCTCCAATGTTTGTTGCCCTGTAAGCCCATATACCCCTCGTCATGCTCGTAACAAGAGCCACACAGGATAGCTGTCAGACTACGACCATCTGCCCGCTTACCATAGCTAATCTGCCTACCCTGTTGATGGAAGGCAAAGCAACTCTGGTGTAGCTTAGATAGCAGGGCTGGTGCTGTACCTATAGGTCTACCCATCGCTCCTGATGTGAAGTAATGGGAATAAGCTATGCCATCTATGGTTATCACCTCTAGGAATGGGAAGACTTTGAACCCGTGACGTTCATATCCTAGGTCGTTTAAACCTATTAACCCATCCAGCTTCCTGTCAGAATTGATGGCTCTAGTGATTCTGTCCTCATGATTGCCTAGTATGAGATACAGTTCAGGTATCCACATCTTCTTCTGGTTACGTTGCTGTCTCTTTATCTCGTTATGAATAGGGGTCATTAAGGCATCCATAGCTCGCTTGGCTGCGTTAATATCTTGCTCATAGGTTCTACCCTCAAAACATTTTTTACCTATGTCATAGCTCGATAGAGAGGGAAGGTCTGCGAAGTCTCCCCCTACGAGGATAACATCTGGTTTCTTGGCAGCTGCATAGCGACCTATAGCGGTTAAGAAGGCAAAGTCTATACCAGACTTAGCTTGTACATCAGGGATAACTAGGTGTCTGCGTGTCTTCATAGTTCCAAGGGGTCGAACCCAAATTCATCCGCTACTTGACGAGATTTTGCTAGAAAATATGCATCGTGTAGGGCGTATTTAGGTGTCTTGCCCCTTAGTAAATGAATGACTTCATGTGCCAGTGTTCTTATCACTGTCTGGAAGTGTCCGTTCTTTGCTCTAGAGATGGTGATGATATGGTAGTTGTCATCGTATACATAAGTGCCGAGAGCATCAACATCATCGGTAACCTGAAACTTAATCTCCTCTGCTGGAGGGAGTTTCCACCGATTGAAAGGCTTCAGACCCTTTAGCATGTTATACATGTTAACTAAGTCCGAAGCCTTTATGTTCATTTGTGACATCTCCTAGGTACGTTGTAAGTCTCTGCCTCACATTTCAGAGTGAGAGATATATCCGTCATGAATGACGGTGTTGGGGTAAAGCGATTCTGCAATACATGCTTACCCTTTTCCTGTAGCATTTGTAGGGATTTAGCTCTTTCGCGTTGATTATGTTCAGTCATTTCAGTATCCTATCATATATTAGTTATAGTACAAATTATGTGTATTTACTTACATTTGTTCCAAGCTGTACCATCATCACGTTCTCTAAAGTTATTGATGATTAATCTTGCTCCTTCTCCCCTTTTACTCCTTGGTTTTCCAGATGGTTTCTTGGGTAGTGCTATTCTCTTAGTGTCTTTACCACTTAGAATCCAATCGACAGCATCCTTCTCTTGCTTGGCAAATATACACTTACCAGCATTATGAAAGTTATCACATATAAATACCAAGGATGTATATGCCCTGTTGATAAAATCTGGTGGCTTAGGGTTTAAACGTTGAGCAGCTTCTTCTATTGCCTCCCATTTATTAGGTGACACATACAAACCATCAAGCTGGAACACAGTGTGCATAGCCTTATGTAGTGATTGATGCTTTGATGCAGCAGCCACTAATACCTCAACCCATTCCTTATCTGATACAGGAGCGTTAATCAATGCATCAAACAGCAAGTCAGAAGTAATGTCTATTTGGTGTTTCATTTCTTCCCCCATATAAAATTAAAGACACCTTCTAGAACTATCACTATAAACTGGATGGGTCGCACGATAAGATATAAAAGAATGCTTAAGAATATTAAATACAGGATGTTAGCTATAAGGCTCATGTCAAGTCCTCCTTCCTAGTAAAGTGGTTCTTGATTATTGGTTCTTTTTTCCACGTCCATGTTTCCCCCCACTGGTTATCCTCAGCGCATAACTCCAACGCCTCTTCCTCTGGGATTGTCCTCGCGGATGTTATCGTCTCACCTATATGTTTCTGCGAGAACTCATTGGCTTTTCCCGATTTAACAATATTAATCGCATACTCAGGATTGTCTTCTGTGCATTCAACAATATACCTCATCCGATACATCTCAACCGTTTCTACTAAAACCCAAGCATTTTTGTTAGCCATGACCATCCCCTTGGTGAGTTAACTTCTGTAAAGTCGATTATGTCGCACATCACCTTGCGTTTTTCTTCTGCGAGATATGACTTTCGGTAGTCAGGATTAATCCACCTCATTCCTGTGCAGTCATCTTGGCTATAGCTACACACCTCGAATACCTCCTGTGTATCCTTATCATATGTTACGGTGTAAGTACGACCACCATGCACACCCCAATCAGATTCCAGTACCATCGCGTTACTGCCGAAACATTGCCATTGAAAGTCCCAGTTATCCGTTACACGGTACTTAACTCCCTCCATCCAATCTTTAATGGTTATCATAATTATCTCCTAATTACAGGTGGGTTAGTCGCGTAAGGATTGTTTGGCGAATTAGGGCTAAATGTGGAACCATAATTACCATTGGGGTTGTTAATGGAATCGGGGCTGAAGACTGACCCATACCTACCAAATGGATTATTGGTTGAATCAGGTGCATACTGACTGCCACCTAATTGACCTAGGTATTTACCATTCTGCTGGTCATATAACTCGACTGCCTGAACTGTTGATGCCATTATTAGTAGTGCTATTATCTTAATCATTTTGCCTCCTTTAGTGCATTGATATAAACAAACGTAGCAGTATGTGCAACTCCCTCGGCAGTCCTCCAAGCAATCTTTGCAGCCTTACACGCTGCCTCCGCTTCATCCATCGCCTTCTTCAATTCCTCTAGCTTAGTCATTACCACTTCACCTCCTGTTTGATTATCGGCTCTCTTGGTGTTGTTGCTTGGTCATGTACGTTCCACCCAACCGCAAAGGCATACGCAAAGATTAACAGCCACATTTTGATAACCTATCAGCATACCAAGCAGCCTTGCCAGCATCATCCTCACCCTTAGCACCCATGCGACTGGCATACTTGAGTAAATTGCCCCTTAGATAGCCTCTGTACTCCTCTGGGGATAGCTTGGCTTGGATGAAGTCGATGGTCTCGATACCTCCCTTGGTGTAATGAGGAGGGCTATTAACCATGTCAGGTCTGACTGCATCCCAATCCTGTGGGGTTGTGCTGTTTAAACCAGCAACCCAGTAGTTATTACCTGCTTCACTAGACTTAGGTTTCTCTTTCAATGCCTCTTGTGCTCTGCGCGTATCCTCGTATGAATATCCGTATGTCATAAACATAATCTCCTGTATTTGTTTTACGGTAACTCCCGCCCCATTATTAGCTTTCAACACATGCTCTAGTACATCATGTATGTCATTCATATTACTTCCTCATTTTATGGAAATCATCCCACATGATGTTATAACAACGCATCGCGGGCATATCACTCTTCTTGAACCTCTCGTAACATGTGCAGTACCCTGTGATTAGCTTGTCAGGTAATGGCTTGTTAGCGGGTAAAGCACGTTGTGCATCAAAGCATTGGTCTGCGTGTGAATTCTTAGCCCCAACCAAACATAGCAACACAACAACTAATGTCTTCATCGTTTGGTATCTCAAATGCCACCCCTAGATGCACACTGAGACCACTTGGCTGACTCATCCATGTCCTTCATAGTCCCCAATCCCCTTGCATACATAAGGGCTAGGTTGTACTGAGCCTCTATGTTGCCTTGGTCAGCTGACTTGTGATACCAATACAGGGCATCTGGATAACTCTTATCTACCCCTCGCCCCTCATAGAACATCCATCCATAGGCTTCTTGAGCAACTGGGTCACCCAGTCCTGCCATCTTAGGTACTTCGTCTAAAGTCATTTGTTCCCCTCCACAATGTCCTGAACCTGTTTAAACAACTCCCACTCCGTGCCATACCGCTTCTCAAACTCTTTCTTCCAAGGATGCCTAGACACCGCTAGGTGATTGTTTACACCCAGTCTATGATGAAGAGGGCATAAAGGTATGGTATGGAAGTCATCTATCCTACCTGTACCCTTGGAGATGTGATGCATGTCAGGCTCGCTCCTAATGCCCTTGGTGTTTAAACACACTATGCACCCCATATCCTGTAGGGCTAGATACCATCTACGCTTACCCATTGTTTAGTAAATAAATCCTGTCTTCTAACTCAGCTACCTTGCTTCGTGAGTACCGCCATTCATTGGTGGATTCCTGATGTTGTGTACACTGTATACGAGCAGACTCCAACCTGTCCTGTAAATCTTTAAGTTCCCATGCCTTGTCAGTATCTTGCTTTAGTTTAGCATCCAACCAAGCCTTGTCTTC